GGCGCGGGTGTGTCCGCTAACAGTTCATCTGACATCTTTGGCTCCAAAAAGCCCCCGGTGAACCTCGCCGGTACGGTTTTAGCTTTTTTACCTTATTCAGATAAAACTAGCAATAACTATTCAAAAGAAACAGTTGCGGCAACAGTTCCGCTAATAACGACATACAACCCTTTGTCAAATTGAAGGCCATCCACCGGAAAAATATAGTTGGCCGCTGCTGCTGGCGTAAACACGCCGATTAGCGTTTTGGTCGTACTTGTATCGGCGGAATCATAAATCGTAATTGTTGGAGTTCCAGATGCGGCACTAACAAAAATGCCTTTCAGTTTGCCAAAACTAGGCTTTAGGTTAGCTGAAGCCGTGATGTAGGAAGATAAGGCCATATAAACCTCACGAAAGAAATTTAAGTTTGTAGAGCGTCGAGAGGTACAATTCAACAATCCCGTCGATCAGATTCTGCAACGGTGTGTCCTTGCGGTCGCAGACTTCGTACCGCATGGCCTCAATGGCCTCAACCTGATCCTGCAAAAACTCCACCACGTTGCTGGTCTTCTTGGCCGATTGTAGCGAGATAGGGCCAATCAGGCCATGCCTGCCCTGGTACGCCTCGGCGAACCCGTCCGCGAGGTCAATAATGCCCTCGTAGAACTCCTGCAACGCCTTGTGCTTGGCGTAGCTGCGAGTGTTCAGATGGACGCTGTGCGTCACATCCCGCGCCAGAAAGAACAGCCCTACGAACTCGGCGCATTTCATTGCATTGGCTCCTGCTGCATCATTTCTGGTGGCATTTCACCCATCATTTCCTGCGGCGGCATCTCGGGCATCCCGCCGCCCTGCGGCATCAGGTCGCCCGACTCCATCATGCCGTGGATAGTGCCCAGCACCACGTCCTGCACTTGGTCTGGGGTCATGCCGGCCATGGTGGCGCTGATCCGCTTCGTCTCCGCGTCATATGCCTTAATCTTCAGCTCCTGCGCTTCCATCGACTGCGCCACGCTTTGAAGCATCTGGTGCATCTGCTCCATTTCCTGACCCATCGCCTGAATCTGCTGCTCAGCCTGCATGAGCGCTGGCGTCTTGTCGTCGTCTTCCAGCAGCTTGGGGTCAATCGTCTTGGAGAACCGCTTCGCCATCTCCTGCGCGCCCGGCCAATCCATGTTCTTGATGAACAGGTCGCCAGCCACCGCCCATAGCTGCGGGTTGCCTTGCAGAATCTGACTCATCGCGTCCATCGCTTCCTGACGCTTGGTCATGTAGCTCGGGCCGGTAGTCACGCACACGTCGTACTTGCCAACGCCGGGGTTGTAAATCTTCTCGATGACGTTGCCCATCTCGTCTTCAACCTTCCGCACCGGCATCGGCTGCGTGGGGTCGATCTTCGCCATCTTCGTGTCGCCGTCCATCCCGATAATCCGCGCAATTCGCTGCGTGTCGTAGATTTTCGGTATCAGGTCCACGATCTGACGGGTGCAGTACCGGATAGCACGCGCCAGGTTGTCCACATAATGGTACGTTCCCGTGTCGCCCTGTTTTTCGCGTGCCAAAATTGCTCGGCCGGACCGCTCATTGCTGGTCGCCCCCAAGCTGGAATCATACTGCCCCGTGGTCGACTTGATGTCGTCAGACGCACCCAGTTTGGCCTGTAACAGCCCCTGAGACGCCATCGGCGGCTGCGCGCGCTGCGGCAGCGGCAATACCGACCCTTGGCCGTCGGTTACGTCCGGATTGACCTCCAAATACGGCCAATTGGTCGTGTTTGCGGTCTTCCACTGCTGTTCGTAGCCCTCAAACTGCCCGCCGTAGCCGATAAATGGCGCTTTTGGCGCCAGCGCGAGCATTTCGGCTTCCTGACTGACCCAGTAGTTGTACATCCGCTGGGCATCTTTGGCGTTTCGGACGATGCCGGACAGAAAAACCCGCCCATCGACCTCAAATTCGTTGCCGACGACCCGAATTACCGGGATCCACTTGCCCGCCCAGTCCCGCTCCTCCAGCACTTCAAACCCATTGATGCGGCACCACTTGATTTTGCGGCGCTGCACCTTGCGGGTCTTGATGGGACGGTAGCCCATAGCCTTGATCTGGGCCATTTCCGGCGCGTCATCGTACAAAACGATGTTGCCGGGGAACATGAGCAAGGTGGCCGGCTCGTAGTCGGCGTAGAAGTACTCGGCGATGCGGACGGTGTCTTCGTTGATCCACTGACTCAGCGACTGGTCGCCCACGCCCTGCTGCTCAATGCTAGACAACGGCCTAGCGTCAGGATATTGACGCTCAAATTCTTCCTTCAGCAGGTCTTCCGTGATGAAGCACCACTCGGCGTCGGCGCCGCAGGGGTCTTGAATGGTCGGGTCCATGTAGACTGAGAAAGAATTGCGGATGCGCCCGATACGGATGTCCTGATCAAACGATTCGTCGTCGCAGTACTCAGTCAGAATCCGCAGGTACCCTTCACCGTAGGTCACCTGGTTCTCGCACGCCGTGTCATACGCCACGTCTGCGTCTGAGATGTACTCGATATGACGGACCATCCCGTCAAATATCTCCGCAACCTCAACGTCGGCCATGTCGTCTGCCGGGATGACCTTGCCCGACGGCCGGTTCTGACGCTGGTCATTGGTGACCTGTTTGACGTGCTGCGGCAGCTTGTTGATGGTCAGGCACGGCCGCGCGTTGATGGTCTGGCCCTGCACCGACCCGCGAGTCGCCAACACGTCCGCCGGCCACTGCCACTGGTTGTCGGGCGACCCTGCGGAGAACCGCAGGTCGTCCAGCTCATCCTCACGCGACTCCGAATAGGCCGCCACCGCCAAAGTCATGCGGTGACGGGCCTGCGACAGCAGGTCGGACTTCTCCGTCCCGCCGTTCGCTACCGATAGGACGGCGTCTTTACTTCTTGGCGCCACGCTTCACCGCGTAGGCAATCGCCACCGCCTGTTTCGGAGGCTTGCCGGCCTTGACCTCAGCCTTCACGTTGGCCCGGAATGCCTCTTTGCTGCCCGATTTCTTGAGCGGCATGGCGGTTACGCGCAGTGGATGATGGCGAAGTTAATAATCACCGCTTCCGCCAGCGCACCAGCGGTGGTGTTGCGCAGCGTGATGCTGGCCGTACCAGCGCCCATGCTGTCCACCCACAGATTGTACGACGCAGCAGTAGCGCCGCCGGTAACATTCAGAATCAGCACGTCGTTGGCGCTCAGGTTGTTGTTGTTGAACGTGAACGACACGTTGGTTCCCGCCGCCAGCGACGCCGCGTTCATGGTGATGCGGCCCGCCGACTTGTTCAGCGTCACGGCGGTAGACTTGCTGGTCGCCTGCGTGACGGTGCCCTGCGCGACGGCGGTGTAGCCTAGTTCGTCGTCGCTCAGAATGCGCTCGGCGCCGATAATGTTCTGGTCTTCATACGCAACGCCAATCGGCTTCGTATTAACGCTCATTTCCTAAGCCCCCATCCAAGAGTTGATGACGCCGCCCGCGCCTTGCGTGACCATGCGTCGTGGTTTCTCAACATACTCCCGGTGCGCTACCGGAAAGGCAAACGTCACCGCCAATGCGTCCGCAGCGTCCGGCGATGCCAGCCCCCGCGCCTTCATGTCCTTCTTCGACTCCAGCTGGATTACCCCAGATGAGGTCGGCTTGATCATAACACCCGTCAGGTCGGACTTGAACCTGCGGTCGTCCGGGATGCTAGCACCCCTTAGCCATTCTTTCATAGCCCCCCACAGTTCGGCCCGCTTGTTGGCGTACATCACCCCATTTTTCGCCTTCCATCCGAAGTTCACGCCCCTCACCACCTTGTACCTCTGCTCGTGCAGCCGGTCCAAGATGCCATACCCCAGCCCGCCCTCGTCGATGACCGCCAACACCGGCTTGTACTCCTCGATGGCCTCGATTACCCGGCCCACCGTCGCCATCGTGTCCTCGCCGTGGTACCGCTTGATGGCCTTGATGTCGCGCCCCTGGCGCACCACGATGACCGTCGAGTCCGCCCCGCCCCGTGCCGGGTCAATGCCCAGCACCACGGGCGCCGTTTCGTCCTTGTATGCAGGCCGGCGGATGGCGTCGTCCACCAGCCCCGGCGAGATGAACTGGTCATCCCCTTCCGTCGGGAACTCCCCGTACACCTCAACCCGCGCCTGCGGCGAGTCTGGCCCGTACTCCGCGATGATCTGTTCGTAGACCTGCTTGTCGGTGTCCTCCACCGTTCGCGCATCTACCTGCTTCGTCCGCCAGAAGTCACGCTTCGCGTTGAAGCACTCAAAAAAGTACCCCTGATTGCGTCGCGGGTTGCTGAACGCCATCCAGTACCGGTCCAAGATGTTTTCCGTGAAGAACCCTGCGCCTACCGACCAGATCCCGTCCGGTATGCCGCTCGCCTCGTCAAATATCAGCATCATCCCGTCATGGTTGTGAACGCCCGCGTATGAGTCAGGGTTCTCCTCACTCCACAGCTTGCCCTCAGCCGCCCAGTAGCGCGTGCCCTTCTTCAGGTCCCGCTCCACGATGTCGGTCAGCCACGTCGCCGGCACCAGCTTGGTCGCGCTCACCTCCCACCAGTGCGCGTTGATGAGCATCGCCGCCCACTTGCTCAACTCGCCCCACGTCACCGACCTTAGCTGCGCCTCAGAGTTAGCACTCACTACCACGCTGGACCCTATGCGCGTCGAGAGCATCCACAGGATGAGCCAGCTGACCAGCGCCGACTTGCCAATACCGCGCCCCGACGCCACTGCCTGCCGCAACGTCTCCATGACCGGCTGACCCCGGTTGCGCTTGATGTGGTCGCTGATTTCGCGCAGCGTCTCCCGCTGCCATTGACGCGGCCCCTTGAAGCGGGCCAGCGGTGTGTTCGGCTGCCCCCACGGGAACGCGAACAGCACGAACGCCTCGGGGTCGTCCGCCAGCGCGGGCGACCATAGCCGGGTCATGAGCGTCTGCTCTTCGTCGGCGCTGTAGATGGGGCGCTGCACTAGTCGATGACTTTTGTATGGCTAATCTGCGGAGTAAGGAGCATTTGCATACTCTCGAAGAATAGGGAAAGGAATTTTGAAATTAGGGTTTGATGCTTCGGATTGCGCTTGCAGAAATATAGGCCAATCTTTAACGTAATCAAATCGTTTGGGGTCAGATTGTTCGCTCCAGCGAATATCACTGTGTTTAATTCTCACCGGCATTGTTTCGTAGCCTTGCTCCAACAATGCCATTGCTCGATGTCGACCTTCATGAGAATCCACACGACCATTGCGGTCGACGCCAAGAAAAGGAATATCGTCAAATTGTTTTCCGCTAGCCAACACAGCTTTGACATTTTTTGCTTTTTGCTCGTCAAAACCTTTGTCCGCTAGAGCCAAAAAATCTCTAATTGGCATTTCAATTAATTTTTCGCGGCTTTTGTATTCCGGTACTTTAAGTCTGTCTAGTTTGGCTTTGTTAAACAAATTAACTGCACTGGACCCCAGCACACCTTCGCCAACAGGCCCAAACGGCATACCGCCGGTCATGGCCGCGCCTGCGAACCCCATCGCGTCGTCTGGTGTAGTCTGACGGCCCATCAGCGCCTGTCGGGGCATACTGATCGTGGCGTCTATGCCTTTCAGCAGCCTCGCCAGCACGGCGTTGCCCGTCGCCTGATACCCAGATGCTTCCGGCTGCGGCGCGAACCGGCTGAAGATAGGCGTGACCGGATAGTTGATGTTGCCATCCTCGTCCATCGTCACTAACGCATTTTGCGCCGGAGGCGCTAGCATGTTACGCGGCATCGATGACCCTCGCTTCGCCGTTGATGACTCTGGCCTGCGCCTGCGCCAGCGCGTCGGTTATGGAGATCTGCTGCGCTACGTCAACCTGAACGTGCGTCTTCGCCACCCAGCCGTGGACGTGCCTCAAAATCTCCAGCGCCACCTTAGTGTCGCCGTCTAACGCCGCTGCGTGCAACACATTCGACAACGCAACCTCCGCGTCCGCACGACCCTTCGCTATCGCCAACTCAACCAACGGGTCGGCCGACGACAGCCGACGGTACTCAGCCGGTAACATCCCAGCCGCTAACGCCAGCGAATCGCCCTTCAACCCCCGGTGCGCGGCGGCGTACAACGCCTCCAAATGCGCCTCGGTCGCGCTAATGTCGCGGATGGTGAGCGGAAGACCTCGCATAAATTGCTCGTTGCTGTAGAACTGCTGGCAGTTCTACAGCAAAAAATGTTTGGCGTCAACTGTTAAAAGATGCTTGACAGTTGGGGGCTGCAAAAAA